GCAGCTTTAGTATCTTCTAATTCTTGTTTTTGTTCTGTCGCCGTATCTAATAATTTTGGTGTTACTGCAGATGCAGTTTCTAAATTTTTTAATTCGTCTGGTATTACTAAGTCTTCTTGCGGACCAGCTTCTGTTGCTTTATTTGTTTCTGTTTTAGGTAATATTTTACTACGGGATTGTATACGGCGTATTTCGTCTTTTTCTTCTTTTCTTTGTCTTAAATTTTCTTCAATTTTTTGTCTTGCGAGTGCTCTATCTCCAGCTTCTTCCTTACCATATTTTTTAACATCCGAATCTACCTTTGTTTGATTTTCTAATCTTTTTCTTGCTTCCAATTTGCGGGCATCACCTTCGGGGATATTAGGATCATTTGCAATATCTAAAACGGATGGTGGCTCTGGTTCTCCTGCCGCCTCTCTTGTCTCTTTTTCTAATTGTCTAATTTTTTCCATTTCCTCAGCTTCGTTAGCACCCAACTCTTCCATATGAGTAGCTAATGTAATGCCGGTCATAAAAGTCCCGGCCACTGCTCCTAAGGCCATTCTTGCCCCGAATTTGGCGCCAGGTAGTTTTGGCATACCAGGTTTAGGTGTACCGGGTTTAGGTGTGCCGGGTTTAGGTCCGCGACCTCGTCCTTTTCGTCCTTTTTTCTTACCGTCCTTACCGTCGGGCGAATCTACATCTAATCCCGGTATACCAATACCTCCGCTATCGCTGCCACTACCACCAATATCCAGTCCTTCCAATGCGTCTACGATCCTGTCAGTTTGTTTTTTTGTAAATTCTTTATATTCTTTAGTTGTAAGTAATTGGCTAAAATCTTTTGTTGTAGCACCAGCCATTGAGTTGGTCATTTTTTCAGAAAAAGATTGTTTTATTTTTTGTGAAAATGGCACATGTGATTTGCGCTCAGTTTGAGTAGTTTCTTCATTCTCCATGTCACCTGATTTTTTTAGTTTATCTTCCACAGGAGGTTCTTGTGCTGTTTCAATTGATTTTTTTACTTTATCTCCTTCAGACGGAGTTTCTACTATATTATCTAATTTTTTGCGTGTTTCTGATATTTCTTTTTTGGCATTTGAATCGGTAATATTCTCAATCATATTTTTAAAAACACCCTGAGATTTCTTGTCGGAGTTTTCATCTTTATTAGTATCTTGCTTATTATTTGATTTTTGTCCAGAATCAAATTTAAGGGTTTGCGGAATATCTTTTAAAGTATTTTGTTTATTTTGTTTATTCTTATAACCAGAATCAAATACAAACATTTGCTTTAAATCTTGCAAAGGCATATCAAAAAAACCAGGCCCCTTTGTAGAAGTTTCTGCTTTTTTATTAGTATTTTGTTTAACACTAGCTCGTCTCTGTTTACCAAATTCGTCTGCTAATTTTTCTAAAATTTTTGTTTGTTTGTAAGCTTCTTCTTCTTGTCTCTTTAGAGAGGCCGCAATAATATGTCTATCTTCGGTTGATGACGCTTGAGTGTTGATAGGTAACATTAACTATTCCTTAGATTTTTTTGTTTTCTTTTATCATTATCATCATTTATATCTGATATAAGCATAGCAACATACGTATCTCTTTCCCATGGTATCATATTTTCTATTTCCGTCAATGAATACTTATGATTGTGCATCAATTTAAAATTTAATTTAAAGTAACTATATAACCCCTCATGGGAAAGGGTCAGACGAAAAAATTTTCTAAACCTTCTAGTTTTAAATTATTTTTAGTTCCGCAAACGTTACAATCCTGTTCTACACGGTGTACTAATTTTGGCATAGTTAAAAAGAAATTTTCCAACATATCAAACTGTAATTTAGAAAATGAATTTACAAATTCTAATAGTTCGTCGCTTGTATATTCTTCATATACTTTGTCTTTTGTATAAACAGATTTTATACAAGAGCTTAATAATAAAATAACCCTATCAGATTTAAAATTTTCATAGATATCTATCATTTCATTAAATTTTGGATATCGCATTTCTAAAATAATATCATCTGTTAATTGTATCTTTGATGTATGGTTGTCGTTTTTTTCTATTTTTGCATTCGTTAAATCTAGATCAAATGGAATTTTATTATCGCAATTTTCGCATTTTAATGTTAAATGCGTAATCTCACTTATAGACTTTGCTCGCATATTTAAAAAGATATATTCTATATCAAAATTTGCAAGCATGTTCATATCTAATTTATTGAATGTACAAACATCTACTAGCTCAGTTACAATCCTTGTAATTTCCTCACTATCTGATTCTAGTGTTGTTAGTAATATTTTATATTCTTTGACTAAGAACGGTCTAAATTTTATTTTGTCTCCGGTTGACGGTAATTTCAATTCATAGATTGGTGTTTCTAATTTAGGTAAAGCCATATTATTTCCTTATTTGTTATCTGTTAGTGTTTCTACCTGTAGTAATTAAATTACCAGCTTCATCATACCCCGGTCTACCGCCCATAAACGATGACTGTATTTTATCTCCCTGTGTAGATGTAGTATCTACACCCGGATACTTTACAGAATTTGATATACTATGAACTGGCGCCCAACGTCTATAGGCAAAAGTTACGTTGAGTTTATGTACTTGATTTTGAGTAGAGTTGCTTAACTCTAGCATACCCACGCTTCTAGGAAAGGCGTCTTCTAAAATTGCAGAATATACAATATTATCTTCTTCATCTAATTGATTTATTTTTATTTGAGATACATATGATGCGGGCTCGTATACAAAATATTGATTTGGATCTATAATCTTACTAACCCAAATATCAAATATAGATTTAATACGCATATTGGCATCGACTAAAAATGTCATAGGTATTCCTTCTCCACCATAATCTATGCTAACTGGTCTTTGATAGTTTGGACCATAAATTCTCTGTTGCTTAACTCCTATATTTTGACTAGGAAAACTTGCACTGTCGCAAAATAAACTAAGCGCATTTTGTTGAACTTGAAGTTCAAGTTGAGCTGAAAGACTTCCTGGAAAATATATATAGACCTCAAATCTATTTGGTTTTGCTAGACCAGCCTTATTAACAGTGTTAATAAAATTTTCAGGGGAAAAATGTGCTTTAGCCATTAATAATACCTATTTTTTTGTTTAACGTCTTGCCAGACTTTTTCTTTTTTCACTTTTCTAAAACTCTCAACAGGTAACATAGATGCAGTAACCCAATCTGTATAATTTATTTTTAAAAATCTGGATCTTAAGTGATCATTTAAATAGTGTTTCACGCATGCAGTTGCAGCTAAATATTTCGACGAGCTATTTAGTATTTGCCAAGAAATTTGTATTCTTGTATCTTCGTTTATTGTTTTATCCAATGTCAACTTACTCAATTCGCCCAATAATTTATATCTAGCTAGATATGGTAAGTAATGTAAATTTATTCCTAAGAAACCGTCCTTAACTATTTTAAACGGTAGCACCAAGGGAACAGTATCATAATATGGTAATTCAAGTTTATATTTTGGATCGTACATAAAAAGATACATCTCACCGGGGCTTATTCTTGATGTTAATTTTTCATTTCTAAGTAATTGAGTGCCAGACATATTTTTGCCTAAACTAGTTACTTGTTCTCGATACCAGTTATAGGATTTTCTAACATCCCCAGCATTCATATTAACTTGCTGAAATATATTATTTGCCATTTATAATTCCTAAATCTTTTTCGGTTAAGACCATAAACTTCATATTTCTGTCCTGACAGAATTCAAAAGCCGCTTTCCATTTTGCTTCATTTACTCCATACTGAAATACTTCATCTATAAACTTTTTGGTTTTTTTCTGAGGTATTATTGGCGGTTTTGTAAATCTTTCGGGTTTTATCTCTATTAAATACTTTTGAGCAATCCCAGTTTTGGCTTTAACTTTGATATAAAAGTCCACAAAATACCTATGTATTTTTCTATCAACTGGGGATATATAAGGAACAATTACAGTCTCAGACCCCCACTCCTGTACTGAATCATTCAGATCGCACCACTTCATAAATCGCAATTCCCACAAGGACCTATAGACAATATTGTTAATATCGCCTCGATATTTCCCAGGATTCTTGGCCCTAAATTTTCCTTTGTATGTTTTGGTGTATAACATCTATATAAATAATTATGATCCAACAATATTTATATAGAAAATATGTCCAACGTAAACAACCCAAAAGATGCTGTAGATGCAAGGCGCCAAAATGCGGGAGAAGGTGTTTATGCAAATCAACACAAAACAGGTGAATATCAAATTGGAACTTTAGAGTTTCCAATAGGCCTAAGACAAAAGCCAGATATGCAACATTATGTTGCATTTTATATCAATGTTCGGGACAAAAGTACAAAAGGAAAAGTTGCTAAAGAAAAAGATTATACTGTAAGTAATCAAGAACAAACTAGATTAGATGCCATTAGACGATCAAATTTTTCGCAAACAGCAGTAGAATTTGCTCGCACTAATATTAAAGAGAATGCGGGGTTTCTAGTAGGAGTGTTAACCATCGGCGCGCTAACTAAATCCATGTTAGGAAAAACTTCTACGGTAGGGGATCTTTTAAAAGCCGGAGGAATTGGCGTAGTTGGAGGAATAATAGCTAAAGAAGCAGTAGACGAGACCTTAGAATTTCTAGATAAACAACCTGCATTTGCATCTGGAAAAACTTCAAGACTCAAAGAAGTTATTACGTTGTATGTATCAGAAAGACCGGCAGTTAAATACGGCACAAATTATGCAAATAAAGATATGGGTCTTTTGACCGGTCTTCTGGTTCAAGGAAGTGCAAGTGGAAGTCTTAAGGAAACGATTTCTAATGCTGGCCCGGAAATTGGGGCCGCCTTGCTAACACAATTAGCAAAAGTACCATCTTTAAAAGCCGGTGGAGGTGTAATAAGTGATGTACTAGAACTGAGTACACGACAAAAAGTAAATCCATTTAGAGAAGTTTTATTTGAATCTGTAGACTATAGAACGTTTCAATTCTCTTATAAATTTTTCCCTAAAGACAAATCTGAAACCGAAAAAGTAGAAAATATAATTAGAACATTCAAGCAACATATGCATCCAGAATTGACGGATAATAAAATGTTTTACATATACCCATCTGAATTTGATATAGAGTATTTTTATAAAGATAAAATAAATCCACATATCCATAGATTTGCTAGATGTGCACTAACAAATATGTCAGTAGAATATGGCGGCGAACAGTTCGTAACATTCGAAGACGGTTCTCCTGTAGAAATTAATATGTCTCTGACATTCCAAGAATTAGAACAAATGACGTCTGAAGGAATAACACAAAATGAGTACTAATCTTTTTGAATCTTTTCCTTTAATATCATATACCTTAGATGATGGAGATACTGAACAAGTTGTCACTGATATTTTTAGAAGAGCTATTTTATCTAAAGAATTTTTAGACAATAACTCATATTTTGAATTATATGATGTATTGGATGGAGAAACGCCTGAAGAATTATCTTATAGGTATTACAGTACTCAGGATTTGCATTGGTTAGTGTTACTGACAAACAATATACAAGATCCTAGATTTGAATGGCCTTTATCAGACAACGATTTATATAAATTTGTTGTTAGTAAATATGGAACAGAAAAAGATGTGTTTACAGTCAATCGAGCAGTCAACGCACAAAATTATCAAGTTGAAACCTTTTTTCTTTTAGCAGAAGATTCGACGCACAAAAAACCAAAAAGAATACTTATAGATTTACCAGAGACCGAACAAATTAACGTTCCTATTTCTTACAAAGAATCAGACATTGGAACAGATTTTCAAAGCAATTATGAAATAGAACAAGCTAAGAATGAATCCAATAGAAGAATCCGAGTATTAAAACCAAATATAGTACAAGACGTAGTATCCAACTATATTAAAACAATTAACAAATAATGGCTGAACAACTTTTACAGGCCCCGGGTCTGGTAGATATAACAGAATTAATATTATTTTCTGCCAACAAAAAATTAGATATAACGAATTTTTTAGTCGAACTGAATTTATATGAAAGCATTTTTAATCCTGTTGTATCTGGAACATTAACACTTGCGGATAATACAAATTTATTATCTCTTTTTCCGTTAATAGGTGAAGAATTTATTTTCATAAATTTGGTAACGCCGTCTTTGGATGATGGAAAACGAATATTTAAAACCTTCAAAGTTTATTCTATTGCGAATAAAGCATATGCAAAAGATGGTAGCACAATTATATATGAATTAAATATTGTTTCAACAGAAGCATTTAATGATACACTAAACCCATTGTTCATGGCGTTTGACGGAACTCCGCAACAAATAATAAGTAATATATTTTTAAATTATTTACAAGCCGTTAGAAATTTGCCTCTTTCAAAACTTTCAGGAAATTCTGCAGATATAGACAAAACTCCCTTAACATTTTTAGAATCTCCAGATAATATAATTAAGTTTGTTAGTCCAGGCTGGTCTCCTATACAATGTATTAATTGGATTGCTAGTAAATCTTTACCGGCAAAAGACAAAGCGGCAAATTACTTATTTTGGGAAACAACTAAAGGATTTTATTTTAGTAGTACTGACAAACTTTTTAGTAATGCAAAAAGACTTTTAAATGGAACATATTTTTATTCACAATCTTATATTAATACTCTAGGTCCAGATGAAAAAT